GAGATGTAGCTCCGTCTCGTGGGCTCGGAGATGTGTATAAGAGACAGCCTCCGGTGTGTTATGTGGTGTTTAGAGGGGTTTACAGGTTTTACAGGTTAAGTTGTTGGTTTGGTAAGTTTCTGGTTACTTTTTGTCATATGGTTTATCTCCTTTCGCCTCCAAAAGGTAGGTCATTCATCCTGTAAACTCTTCTAAAGACCACATAAACTATTCTATAACTAAATGAGAGGAGGTTGTAAGTATGGCTAAAGTTAAGAAAACTGGTAGTGCTCGTAAGATGAGACCAGCTATAACACCCGAAGCTAGAGAGAATCAGATGATTTCACTTGCTATGGACTGTGCTGAGCAGCAGCTTTTAGATGGAACCGCTTCTTCTCAGGTGATAACACATTTCTTAAAGCTTGGTACTGAGCGAGAACGACTTGAAAGAGAGAAACTCGAAAAAGAGAATGAACTTCTTAGAGCTAAAACCGAGGCTATCGAATCTGGTGAAGAAATGAAAGGTCTGTATGAAGATGCAATCCGAGCGATGCGGGATTATGCAGGACAAGGTGAACCGGATGAGTATTAAGACATATTCTGAGTTGATAAAATTACCAACCTTTGAAGAAAGGTATAAGTATCTTCGACTTGGTGGACAAGTTGGCGTGGATACTTTTGGATTTGATCGTTGGTTAAATCAAGCATTCTATAAATCTAAAGAATGGCTTGCAATAAGAGACCATGTTATATTCCGAGACAATGGTTGTGATCTTGGAATTGAAGGTCGTGAGATACATGGACGAGTTTTAATTCATCATATGAATCCTATAACAAAAGAGGATCTAATGAATAGAAGCGATTTCCTTTTGAACCCAGAGTATCTCATAACAACAATGAAGCTTACGCATGACGCTATTCATTACAGCGATGAGAGTATATTGCTTAGTGAACCAACGATAAGGACAAAAAATGACACTTGTCCATGGCGTCATGACTAATAAGAAAGGAGGACATAACTGTGGAAAGTATACTTACTTCTATAAAACTGTTACTTGGGATAACTGAAGATTATGAACACTTCGATAATCAGATAGTTACCCATATAAACTCGGTTCTTATGGTTCTTACACAGCTGGGTGTTGGTCCGCCTGAAGGATTCATCGTGAAAGACAAGTCAGACACATGGAATGAGTTTATTCCTGACGGAAAGAATCTCGAACTGATAAAGTCCTATATTCATCTTAAAGTTAAATTACTTTTTGATCCACCGTCTAGTTCTGTTGTTATGGAAAGCATGAATCGTATGATTAGCGAATTTGAATGGCGAATTAATGCAGCAGCAGAATCTAGCACACAGGAGGTGAACGAAGATGAATCAAAATGAACTTTATCATCATGGTGTTCTCGGTATGAAATGGGGCGTCCGGAGATACCAGAACAAAGATGGATCGTTAACATCTCATGGTCAGAAACGATATGCCAGAGATGCTCGAGAAAAAGGTTACGATCAGCGTGACGAATCAAGTGGTGTTCGGTATAAGAAAACCAAAAAAGGTAGAGACACACTAAAAGTCGATGCTCATAGATATGTTAAAGAAGACATGGAGCGTTCGAAGCGTCTTACAGATGCTAGTAACACAATGGTTAATCAGCTTAAGACTGCTAATGAAAGAAGCATTAAAAATAACCCAGCCCCGAAAATGGATCTGAGCCATATGACTGATAAAGAAATGAGAGATCAGATTAATCGTGCCTATCTTGAGCGACAGTATAACGATATGTTCAATCCAAAGAACGAATCTAAAGGGCGTGAACATGTTAGTAGGATTCTTGATAACGCAGGAACTGCTCTCACATTAACAAGTTCAGCATTGGGTATCGCTTTAGCTATAAAAGAGTTAAAGGGGTAGATGCCTATGGAACTATATCATCATGGAATAAAAGGTCAGAAGTGGGGCGTTCGACGCTATCAGTTTGCTGATGGATCATATACCCCGGCCGGCAAAAAGAGATATCAGAATAATCAGAATAATACCGAACGTATAGCTTCCTTGATGAGTATGAAAGTCAGTGAATTAACAAACACTGCAAAAACTCAGATCACAGGAAGACAGTACGTTGATACATATTTGAAGAAAGGTACGACTTTCTCAAGAATTCAGACATCTAAGGACTTTGAAAACTTTGCGTTTTATGCTACATATAAGAAGCATGACATTGATGAGTATATGGGTTTATTTGGTAAGAATCTTACAAGTAGAGCAAACGCAGAGGCCAAGCGAACTGAAAAACAGGCAAATGCTTCAGGTAGCGATGCTGATCTAGCTATTGCGAAACAGCTTCGTAGTAAATCGGATAACATGAAAGTCTACCAGCTTAAGATTGATGCGACGAAGAAACTTAAGATTCCGTCTGACGAGAATGCAGGACACATTACAGCCAATCTTCTTAGAGAGCCAGATTTCAAAAAGAATGTAGTTGCATCAATAGAAGATTCAAAAGAAAAAATGCGACGTCCAACACAACAGGTTTTATTCAAGCAAGCTCAAAATGCTTTGAACAAAGATCCGAGTACATTATCTAAGTCAGAGAAAGTAGCGATATATAAAGCATTAAACCTTTCTCTAACAAACCATAATTCTCAGGAAATCGCAGCACAGAATCGATTCTATTCAGAGTTGAAGAAGAAGGGGTATAATGCATTACTTGATTACAACGATAAGGAATATTCAAGTTATCATGCTAAACGACCTATGATTGTGTTTGATACTGATTCAGTTAGATTACAGTCGGTAACAGAAACCAATCCAAAAGTGGTGGACAGGTTGTATAGACGATACAATGCTGAACGAATGGCTAAAGAAGTTTCGGCTAACACATTAGGCTATGTATCAAAATTCGGCACTAAGAGTTTGTCTGAGTGTAATTCTTATGTTCGAAGAAAAACAGAGAGATATTTAAGTTAAAGGAGAACAATTATGGCTTTATCAAACACTGCCACGCCAAAATATTACGGCATGTTTCGTGAAGCCGTAATAAGAGGAGAAATTCCGGTATGCGAAGAAATTTCCATGGAGATGAATCGAATAGATGCTTTAATCAATAACCCTGGGGTTTGGTATGATGACCAAGCAATTCAGGGTTTTATTAATTATTGCGAGAACGAGCTTACACTAACAAACGGTGAGGATCTTCATTTATTAGATTCATTTAAACTATGGGCTGAACAGATTTTCGGTTGGTATTACTTCGTTGAGAGAAGTATTTACGAACCAAATCCAGATGGTCATGGCGGACATTATGTTAAGAAAACAATCAAGAAAAGATTGATTAACAAACAGTATCTCATAGTTGCTCGAGGTGCTGCTAAGTCAATGTATGCTTCGTGTATTCAAAACTATTTCTTGAATGTCGATACAGCAACAACCCATCAGGTTACTACAGCCCCAACAATGGCTCAGGCTGAAGAAGTTATGTCACCGATAAGAACAGCCATAACACGATCAAGAGGACCGTTGTATAAGTTTCTTACAGAAGGGTCTCTTCAGAACACAACAGGTAATAAAGCAAACCGGGTTAAGTTGGCTTCGACTAAGAAAGGAATTCAGAATTTTCTGACTGGTTCCTTACTTGAAGTTAGACCTATGTCAATTGATAAGCTTCAGGGTCTTCGAGTTAAAGTTGCAACTGTCGATGAGTGGTTATCTGGTGACATCAGAGAAGATGTTATCGGCGCTCTTGAACAGGGTGCTGCAAAAGAACAGGGCGGAGGAAGTAACGACGACTACCTTATAGTGGCAATCTCTTCCGAAGGTACAGTTCGTAACGGAAGTGGCGACACAATCAAAATGGAGTTAATGAAGATACTCAAGGGTGAGTACAATGCCCCCCATACATCTATCTTCTGGTATAAGCTTGACTCCATTGATGAGGTTAGCGATCCAGCCATGTGGCTTAAAGCAAATCCTAACCTTGATAAAACAGTAACCTATGAAACTTATCAGGATGCAGTCGAAAGAGCTGAACAGGCTCCCGCGACAAGAAACGATATTCTTGCAAAGCGTTTTGGCATTCCTATGGAAGGTTACACTTATTATTTTACATATGAAGAAACATTACCACATAGACGAAGAGAATATTGGCAGTTGCCTTGCGCTTTAGGTGCCGACATGTCTCAGGGTGATGATTTCTGTTCCTTCGTATTTCTGTTTCCATTATCGAATGGGTCTTTTGGCATAAAGACAAGAAACTATATAACCGAGTTGACATTAAACAAACTTCCATCAGCTATGCGATTCAAATATGAAGAGTTTATGAAAGAAGGAAGCTTAATTGTTATGGATGGCAACATTCTCGATATGATGCAGGTCTATGAAGATCTTGATAACCATATTGCAGAGGTTGGATATGATGTTCGATGCTTCGGATACGACCCATATAATGCTCGAGAGTTTGTAGAACGATGGGAACGAGAGAATGGTCCATTCGGAATTGTGAAAGTCATCCAAGGAGCTAAGACAGAATCTGTTCCTTTAGGTGAACTGAAAAAACTGTCTGAAGAAAGGATGCTCTTGTTTGACGAAGACCTCATGACGTTTACCATGGGTAACTGTATCGTCATGGAAGACACAAACGGCAACCGTAAATTATTAAAGAAGCGATACGATGCGAAAATTGATGCAGTGGCAGCTATGATGGATGCTTTTGTATCGTTCAAGATTAATAGAGAAGCATTTGAGTAAAGGAGGAAATCGATGGAAGACAATTATTTAAGTCATCACAGAGTCAAAGGTATGAAGTGGGGTAAGCGTAAAAACTACTACGGACAATCTGGGGATAAATTCAAGGCAAGCAATGGAGTAACAGTTGGGGCTCCGAAAAAACGTAGGGGTTGCTGCTTTTAGAAAAGTACAGGGCACTAAAGCAGGAGGAGCAGCTTTAAACGGTATGGCTAAAATGAATACTGCATTCCATGGTCGCGAAAACAAAGCACAGTGGCGGCGTGTAGAGAACCAGGTTCGTAAGGAGAATCAAGCCGTTAGGGAAGCTAATCAAGCTCATAAAAATGCATTGAATAAAACTTACGAAGAGATAAATAAGAAGACATCTTTTGGCGAAAAGCTTTTGTATAACAGTGCGACACGAAAGAAAGCTGCCAAATATGTTGTAGATAATAATATGTCCATGAAAGAAGCACGTAAAAAAGCTAACAAACAAGCTCTTAGAAACACAGCAGTATTTATTGGAGCATACAGTGGAATTAAAGTTGCAGCACAATACAAGATGAATCACTAAAGGGGGATTATCATGGAATTAAAAGAAACTGTCGAACTTATGAATAGTTCAGATTACAAAGAGAGATTCAAAGCCGAGTATCTTCAGGCAAAGATTCGGTATGACAAATTACATAAGATGCTCATTAAATGGGACGCTGGAACACTCGATTTCACTCCGAAATGTACAAAAGCATTGCTTCTTGAACAGAAGCGATATATGAGCGAATACATTCGTTGCTTGCAGGTTAGAGCTGAAGTAGAAGGAATAGAACTTGAATAGCTTAAAAGCGGCAAATCTATAGAGTGAAAACCGAGAGGTGACGGCGAGTAGCTCTCTGCCGTTTAAGTATAAAGGAGAAAATCAAAATGGAAATCAATATTGGCTCAAGGCTTAAACATGCCTACAATGCTTTTATGAACAGAGATCCAACATATACGCCAACAGGATCTAGTTATTCAATAAGACCTGATAGACCCAGACTTTCTCGAGGGAATGAAAGATCTATTGTTACATCAGTCTTTAACCGTATAGCTTTAGATGTTGCTAGTATCGACATCAAGCATTGTCGGTTAGATGAAAACAGAAGGTATGTTGAAGACATAGATTCTGGGTTAAATAATTGTCTTGATCTCGAAGCAAACCTAGATCAGACAGGTCGAGCGTTTATTCAGGATGTTGTTATGTCTATGTTGGATGAAGGTTGCGTTGCAATTGTTCCGGTGGATACAACACTTAATCCTAAGATTACTAATTCTTATGACATATTATCAATGAGAACTGGAAAGATACTTGATTGGTATCCAGCTCATGTGAGAGTGCGATTATATAACGATCAGACTGGTGATAAAGAAGATATTCTTTTGCCAAAAAGTCAGGTAGCTATTATAGAAAATCCGTTATATGCAGTTATCAATGAACATAACTCAACTATGCAAAGATTGATAAGAAAGCTTAGTTTATTGGATGTGACAGATGAACAAACGGCGTCCGGTAAATTAGACTTGATTATACAGTTACCATATGTTGTTAAAACTGATGCTAGACGAGAACAGGCTAATCGACGACGAAAAGAGATCGAAGAGCAGCTGACTGGTTCTAAGTATGGTATTGCATATACTGATGGAACCGAAAAGGTCACCCAGTTAAATCGTTCGTTAGAGAACAACCTTCTCAAACAAATCGAGTATCTCACTGAAATGATGTATAGCCAATTAGGAATTACACAAGAGGTTCTCAATGGTACCGCCGATGAAAAGACGATGCTGAATTATAATAATCGTACTGTCGAACCTATTGTATCAGCAATAGTCGATGAAATGAAACGAAAGTTCCTCACGAAAACAGCTCGATCACAAAGACAAACAATTACTTTCTTTAGAGATCCATTCAGACTTGTTCCTGTTAACGACATTGCTGAAATAGCCGATAAGTTTACTAGAAACGAGATCATGACCTCTAACGAAATTAGACAGATTGTCGGTATGAAACCATCAGATGATCCGAAGGCCGATGAACTTATCAATAGCAACATAAGTCAGCCTGATGAGACGATGCGACCAACCGACGAAGAATCTCAATATTATGAAGAAGGAGGAGAAAGTCAAAATGGCTAAATTTGATTTTAGCGGATGGGCAACCAGAAATGACTTGCTCTGCGCTGATGGTCGAACCATTCGAAAAAATGCGTTTAAAGACAACGACGGATGTGAAGTCCCGTTAGTCTGGAACCACGAACATAATAATCCTGACGCAGTTCTTGGACATGCATTACTCGAGAATCGTGATGATGGTGTTTATGCCTACGGTGTGTTTAATGACACCGAACAGGGTAAAACTGCCAAGAAACTTGTACAGAATGGCGATGTTAAATCTTTATCTATCTGGGCTAATCAGCTTAAACAGATGGGCGGAGATGTAATACATGGAAACATTAGAGAGCTTAGTTTGGTTCTCGCAGGAGCAAATCCTGGAGCATATATTGATTTCGCTATGGCTCACAGTGCTGATGAAGAGGATACTCTTTATGCATCTTATGATGAGAACATCATGCTCTATCATTCAGATGAACCAAAGAGCGAAGAGAAAGGAGATAAGAAGATGGACGATCAGAACAAGAAACCTGAAGAATCCGGAAGTGACAAGACTGTTCAGGAAGTTATTGATTCCATGAATGAAGAACAGAAAACCGTAATGTATGCGTTAGTTGGTCAGGCATTAGATGATGCCGGTGGATCTGCCGACGATAATAAAGAAGGAGATGAGGAAGAAATGAAGCATAATGTATTTGACAAAGAAGAAATGCAGCAGACAAATGTACTTAGCCATTCCGATGAGGAAGCTATTGTTGAACTTGCGAAACAGAGCAATGTTGGTAGCTTAAAGATGGCTATGCAGATTTACGCTGAGGAGAATGGTGGTAATCTCGCGCACGGTGTATTCACTGATGCTGATACTGAGAAATTATTCCCAGAGTACGAGCTGCTTAAAAAAGGTGAACCTGAGACACTGGAAAGAGATCAGAGTTGGATCGCAGCAGCAATCTCTAAGATTCATAAATCTCCATATAGCCGTATTCGTACAAGACAGGCGGATGCTCGAATTGCTGAGCTGAAAGCTAAGGGTTATCAGAAGAAAGGTAACTACAAACAGAACATGGCGGATATCAAGATGATCGGAAGAACAACTGATCCTCAGACTATCTACATCAAAGACGATATGCATCGTGATGATATTATTGATATCAGAGATTTCGATGTTGTAGCATACCAGTGGAAATTAATGCGTCACATCCTGGACGAAACTCTTGCTATGGCTGCACTGGTTGGTGACGGTCGTGAAGAAGGCGATCCAGACAAGATCCATGAAGATCACATTCGTTCAATCTGGCATGATGATGATCTGTATTGTATCCATCAGGATGTAGACTTTGAAGCAGCTAAGACTAAACTTCAGGGTACTAACACTGGCGCAAACTTCAGTGAGAACTACATCAAAGCTGAGGCTATGATTGAAGCAGCTTTATATTCTCGTGAGAAATTCAAAGGTTCTGGAACACCAGATCTTTACTGCACACCACATCTGTTAAATGTAATGCTTTTGGCCCGTGACTTAAATGGTCGTAGAATTTACGATTCTAAGGCTGACCTTGCAGCAGCACTTAACGTTGGTGAAATTCATACTGTAGAGCAGTTTGAAGGACTTCAGAGAGAAACATCTGATGGTCATAAGAAAGGTCTTCTTGGTCTGTTTGTAAACCTTGCTGACTATCAGTTCGGTTCCACAAAGGGTGGAGAGATTACTAAATTCGAAGACTTCGACATGGACTTCAACAGATATAAATATATGTTGGAGACACGTCTGTCAGGTTCCCTTATTAAACTGTATTCTGCAATCGCTCTTGAAGAGCCAATTAGCTAATAAGTAAAAGGAGGATATTGTAATGGATAGAATTTTTCATCATGATGACACAATGTATGAAGCAGTAACCAAGGTTTATGTAAAATCTGACGGTTATGCATACTTGGAAGAAGGTTTCAAAACAAAGGTTTCAGCTGATGTTCTGGAAGACCTGTTTGTTAGGGGGCTGATTATTGTTGATACGGGAGTAATGTATAAACCTATCAGCTTCAAAGTTGTAAGCAAGGTTGCTACAGTTACTTATGCTAAGACTAACGGCACAACAGCTACACAGGCTGATCTTGCCACAGCTAAATCTGCCTAGGTGAAATATTATGAGCAAATGGTTTGGTAAAATCGGCTATGCTATAACAGGAGAAACTGAGCCTGGTGTGTGGGAAGATACTATTGTTACAAGAGATTACTACGGTGATCTAATCAGCGATAAGTACAGGCGTCAGTCGTCAGGTAATGTCAACGATGACATCAATCTCACGAGTGTGATTAGCATTATAGCTGATCCATTTGCTTATGAGAATTGCTCACATATGGCATACGCTGAAATCATGGGAGCTAGATGGAAGATCACTGATATAGACACCCAGCCCCCTCGATTAAATCTTACAATAGGAGGTGTCTACAATGGGAACACGGATTGAACTTCAGAGTAAGTTAGAAGAGTTACTTGGTAGTAGACAGGTTTATTACCAGCCTCCCGAATCCGTCAAAATGGAGTACCCAGCTATTGTGTACTCCAAAAGTAATATTAGGACTACCAGTGCTAATGACACTAAGTATTCCAAAATTAATAGATACGACATAACAGTTATATCTAAGAAACCCGATGATCCAGTTCTTGATAAGTTGTTAGGTTTGCCGTATTGCTCTTATGACAGGCATTACAAATCTGATAATCTTAATCATGATACATTTAGTCTATATTTTTAAAGGAGGGCAAATAAATGGCTACTCAGAGATTAACATGGGACGATGCCGGTAAAAGACTTTATGAAACCGGTGTAAAACAGGGAGTTCTTTACCCGCAGGACGATAACGGCGCATACCCAAAAGGCGTAGCTTGGAATGGTCTTACAGCTGTAACTGAATCTCCAGAGGGAGCAGAACCTACTCCATTATATGCTGATGATATTAAGTATTTGAATCTTCTTTCTACAGAGGAATTCAAAGCCACTGTTGAAGCTTATACATATCCGGACGAATTTGCAGAATGCGACGGTTCTGGATCTCTTGTTGAAGGTGTTACTATCGGTCAGCAGGATCGTAAGACATTCGGTCTTAGTTACAGAACTTCACTCGGTAATGATGTTAAAGGCAATGAATATGGTTACAAGCTTCATATTGTATACGGTTGTCTTGCTGCTCCATCTGAGAAAGCATATGCTACTGTAAATGATTCACCAGAAGCTATCACTTTCTCTTGGGAAGTATCAACTACACCTGTTAATGTAACAGGATTCAAACCTACAGCATCTCTTGTTCTTGATTCTGTTAAACTTGGTGCAGCTAAGATGAAAGCTATTGAGGACGTTCTGTACGGTAGTTCAACAGCAGAAGCTCGCTTACCATTACCTGATGAAATTAAGTCTATTATCGAAGGCGCTGCGGCGTAAATTAAATACCATTAGGACCCTGTCTATATAGGCGGGGTCTTTTTGTTTCTAAAAATGAAAGGAGAAAAACTATGTTAAAGAAGGAAATCACTTACACAGATTATAACGGTGTTGAAAGAACGGAAAACTTTTATTTCAATCTCAGCCAGGCAGAAGTCATGGAAATGGAAATGAGTACAACTGGTGGCTTCTCGGATATGATTCAGAGAATTGTAGAGACACAGGATGTGCCATCAATTATTAAAATCTTTAAAGAGCTCATCCTTAAAGCTTATGGCGAGAAATCTCCTGACGGTAAACGCTTTGTTAAATCTAAAGAACTTTCAACAGCGTTTTCTCAGACTGAAGCATACTCTAAGTTATTTATGGAGCTTGGTACGAATGCTGAAAAAGCAGCAGAGTTTGTGAATGGGATTATTCCGGCTGGTGCAGCAGAAGCTGCAAATCAGTCTAATACTCCAATTCCTATCAATCAGGCACAGGAATAAATATGAAAACAATGGAGGATGAGTAATGCTTACTATAACAATACCAGCTACTGAACCAGAACAATGGGATGAAGTTAATGAAGAATTCGTCTATCAAACTGTTGAGAAAGAGCAGGTTTTGCACTTAGAACATTCACTCATCGCTCTTTCTAAGTGGGAGTCAAAATGGCATAAACCTTTTCTAACTGATAAGGAACTGACTCTTGACGAAACAATAGATTATATAAAATGCATGACACTTGACAAGAATATTGATCCTAAAGTGTACGACCGATTAACTCAATCAAATATTGCAGAAATTCGAGAATACATGAACGACCCAATGACAGCCACAACGTTTTCTAATCGAAGTGAGTCTAAGAATAACGGAGAGCAGACCACATCTGAACTTATTTATTATTGGATGATAGCCAACAATATTCCTGTTGAGTTTGAAAAATGGCATATTAAAAGACTCTTAACTTTGATACGTGTATGTAGTGTTAAAAATGCACCGCCAAAGAAAATGGGTCGAAAAGCAATTCTTAGACAAAATGCCGAGATAAATGCTGCTCGGCGAAAACAATTACATACTAAGGGGTGATAGAAATGGCTACAGTAAGCAAAAAGTGTATCGATCTCGTAAAAGAGTTCGAGGGATGTAGATTGAAAGCCTACAAAGATGAAGTAGGGGTGTGGACCATTGGTTATGGTATCACAAACTCTGACAAAAGTATCACCAAAACAACCATTAAATCTGGTCTTACGATTTCTCAAGCTACTGCTGAGTCATGGCTCACAAAATCGTTAAACCAGAAGTATCTTCCTCTTGTTATGAAATATGACAAAACATACAAGTGGAATCAGAACGAAATCGATGCTTTAGTTTCATTTGCTTATAACATTGGCAGTATCAAACAGTTAACCGCTAACGGTACTAGAACTAGAAAAGAGATTTCAAACAAAATGCTTCAGTACAATAAAGCCGGCGGTAAAGTTTATCGTGGTCTTACAAGACGTAGAGTTGCTGAGCAGAAATTGTTCTTGACGCCAGTAGAGACTCCTAAAAAGGAGACAGTAAAAAAAGACTACACGAAAGATAGAGTTGATGGCGTTAAATATTTTAGCACGTTGAAGAACGACGATGTAAAAACTATTACAGAGTTCTTACATAACAGAGAAATTGGTGCTGGCAGCAATAACTTAGGTAAGATTGCAGCAGCCAATGCCGATAGCACAGAAGTTAAAAACACGTTATTCACATTAGCGAAGAAAGGCTTACTCATTAAACCAGAAGGTTTGAATAAATGGAGTAAGTCGAAATAGGGAGGTGTTAGCGTGATAACTTTTAGACAAAAGGGCGACTTTTCTAAGGTGACTCATTACTTCGAAAAGCTTAAAGAAACTGCGAAGCTCGGTGTATTAGACAAATATGGCCGAGAAGGAGTGGCCGCCCTTGCGTCTGCTACACCGACAGAAACTGGTTTAACAGCCAGCTCGTGGAGCTATACGATAGAACGTCAAAATGGATCTGTTGCTATAGTCTTTGAAAATTCAAACATTAATAAAGGAGTCCCTATTGCTATTATTTTGCAGTATGGACACGGAACTGGAACTGGTGGATGGGTTCAGGGTCGAGATTATATTAATCCGGCCATTCAACCTATCTTTGATAAGATGGCTGACGAAGCTTGGAAGGAGGTTACTAAGATATGAGTACGACTGTCGATAGCAGAGTTGTTGAGATGCGATTTGATAATAAGCAGTTTGAAAGCAACGTTCAGACCAGTATGTCAACTCTTGATAAATTGAAACAAAAGTTAAATCTATCTGGTGCCTCCAAAGGGCTAGAAGGACTTAATAGCGCAGCTAAGCGAGTTGATATGTCAGGTCTTGGGTCTGGAGTCGAGGCTGTAACTGCTAAATTCTCAGCATTACAAGTAATGGGTGTAACTGCTCTTGCTAACATTACAAACTCAGCAGTTAATGCTGGAAAGAATATGGTTTCTGCATTAACTATTGATCCTATTAAAGATGGTTTTGCTGAGTATGAAACACAGATGAATGCTGTTCAGACAATCCTGGCAAACACTCAAAAGGAAGGCACAACTGTAAAAACAGTAAATGCAGCACTTGATGAATTAAATCATTATGCAGATAAGACTATTTACAATTTTACAGAGATGACCAGGAACATTGGTACGTTTACTGCGGCTGGTGTTAAGTTGGATACTTCAGTATCTGCTATTCAGGGTATTGCTAACTTGGCAGCGGTATCAGGTTCATCTTCACAGCAGGCATCAACTGCAATGTATCAGCTTTCTCAGGCCATTGCCTCAGGTACAGTCAAACTTATGGACTGGAACTCGGTCGTTAATGCTGGTATGGGTGGTCAGGTATTCCAGGACGCTCTTGTTCGTACATCTGAACATTTAAAAACCGGGGCGAAAGACGCTATCTCTGCTAAAGGATCGTTTAGAGAGTCCTTACAAACAGGATGGCTTACTACTGAAGTTCTTACTCAAACCCTCGACCAGTTTGCGACAGCGGCAGATACTCAGGAAGAATATGAAGCAGCTGTTAAGAAATTCGTTGACCAGGGATATTCTAAAAAGCAGGCTAAAGAAATGGCTGACATGGCTAGAACAGCTGGTCAAGCAGCCACAAAAGTTAAAACATTCAGTCAGTTAATTGATACAGTGAAAGAAGCTTTAGGCTCGGGATGGACTGAAACTTGGAGAACCATCGTTGGCGATTTTGAAGAGGCTAAAACTTTATGGACTGATGTTTCTGACGCACTTAGTGGAATGATAAACAAATCAGCTGATGCTCGTAACAAGGTTGTTAAAGGTTGGGCTAAATTAGGTGGACGTACTGCCTTAATTGAATCATTTAAGAATGTATTCACAGCATTAGGTAAAGTAATAACGCCTATAGGTAAAGCGTTTAGAGAGATATTTCCAAGAACGACCGCAAAACAGTTATATGAAATTACAAAAAGTGTTAGAGATTTTACAAAAGGCTTAATTGTAAGTGATTCCACAGCTAAGAAAATACATAGTACATTCAAAGGTGTTTTCTCAGTTTTCAGAGTAGGATTAGATGTCGTTAAGACACTCGGAAAAGGCTTATTTAGTCTTGTTGGAAATTTCAAAGGTTTAGGTAGTGGAATATTAACGGTAACTGGGCATATAGGAGATTTCTTATCTAAATTAAGTTCCTCAATTAAAGATGTTAATTTGTTTAATAAATCGTTTACATCAGGATTTGACACTAAAGTCTTTGATGGACTTATTGGGTTCTTTGAAGGTCTTTGGAATGTCATAACTAAAGTTGGGTCTTCTGTTGTCAAAACATTTGGATCTATTGAACAAGCTATATCTGATGCATTTGGTAAAGGTGACATTTTCGAAGTGCTAAATTCTGGCTTAATTGCTGGAATTTTACTTACTATCAAAAAATTCACTGGAACAATCGACGATGCTTTTGACGGTTTTGGTGGTGTGCTTGAAAACGTTACCGGCATATTAGACGATGTTCGAGGATGTTTCGAAGCTTACCAAAAACAGCTTAAAGCTGGGACTTTACTTAAAATAGCATCAGCTATTGCTATACTGGCAGGATCATTATACTTAATATCTATGATTGACCCAGATTCAATGAATCAAGCGATAACTGCAATTACTGTTTTATTTACTGAATTAGTAGCAGCGATGGCAGCAATGAATAAGTGGGGTGGATCGTCCAAACTGTTTGATACAACAGCCGTCAAAATGGTTGGAATGTCTGCGGCTATACTTATACTTGCTACAGCTTTGAAATCTTTATCTGGATTGAATTGGGATCAGCTAGCTGTTGGATTAACTGGCGTTTCAGTTCTTCTCTGGGAATTAGTAGCTGCTTCTGTAATTATGTCAGCAACTGGTTCAAAGATGATTAAAGGGTCTCTTGGTCTTATCGCATTAGCCGGCGCTATGAAGATATTAGCCTCGGCATGTAAAGATTTCTCAAAAATGAGTTGGGAAGACATAGGAAAAGGTTTAGCAGCAATCGGTGGTTTATTACTCGAGATATCAGCATTTACGAATATTGCTAGTTACGCTAAACACATTACACGTACTGGTCTTTCCATGATGTTAATTGCGGCATCTCTGAAGATACTCGCTTCCGTAATGGCTGATTTCGGAGGTATGGACTGGAATGCAATCGGAAAAGGTCTTGCTGGTATGGGCGGGGCTTTAGCAGAATTAGCAATAGCTATGAGACTGATACCAAATGGCGCTGTATTTAAAGCGACAGGTCTTGTTATTGCAGCTGCCGCATTAAAAGTAATCGCCAGTGCACTAAACGATGTCAGCGGAATGAGTCAAGAGAACGTTGGTAAAAGTCTAATCGCTATTGGAGTTGCTCTAGGCGAGTTAGCCATCGGTTTGAATCTTATGAAAGGAACACTTGGCGGTTCGGCGGCGTTATTAGTGGCTGCGTCATCGTTAGCAATTCTTGTTCCTGTAATAAAAACTCTAGGTAACATGAGTTGGACTGAAATAGGTAAAGGCTTACTGACTTTGGCTGGGGCATTTACTGTAATAGGAGTAGCTGGAGCTTTATTAGGCCCTATAGTTCCTACAATACTTGGTTTATCCGCAGCATTTGCATTACTCGGCGTTGGTATGGCTGGAATAGGTGTTGGATTGATTGGTATATCTGCCGGAATAACAGCATTAGCCGCAGCAGGAGCAGCTGGTGCAACAGCAATAGTCGCAGCATTAACGGTTATTGTTACAGGCATATTAGACCTTGTTCCTACAATTGCTAAGATAATTGGTAACGGTATTGTCGAAATTGCTAAGGTATTAGGAGAAGCTGCCCCACAATTAGCTGAGAGTTTCCTTAAGTTAATTTCAGAATCACTGAAAGCATTAGCTGAATATGCACCGCAAATAGCAGATTCATTATTTGAATTACTCATAGGCGTAATAAACAGTCTTGCTGTGCATACTCCTGAGCTAATTCAGGCTTTTGTTAATTTATTAGCTAAAGTCTTTGAAGGTGTTGCCGACGCATTAAATGGAATTGATACAGCTAATTTATTAAAAGGGATACTTGCTGTCGGAATGATGTCAGCTTTAGCTTATGCTCTGGCTGGTATAACTGCAATTATTCCATCAGCTATGGCTGGCTTACTTGGAGTTGGAGTTCTTATAGCTGAAATGTCAGCTATCTTAGCAGCAATCGGCGGATTGGCTCAAATACCGGGATTAAGTTGGCTTGTCGAAGAAGGCGGAAATTTCCTACAAAAAATAGGAACGGCTATTGGTCAATTTATTGGCGGTATAGCCGGAGGAGTTGCTAAAGGTTTCTCATCTAGCTTGCCAGAAATCGGAACAAATTTGTCGTCCTTCATGGAAAATTTGAAACCATTTATAGAAGGCGCTAAGACTATCGACAGTACAGCGATAGAGGGTGTAGACAACATTGTTAGTCTTCTTAGTAAGATAACGGGACAAAACATTCTTGAAGCTATATCGTCATTCATTACCGGAACGTCTTCAATGGAAACATTCAAAACACAGTTGGATGCGTTTGGAGACGCTATAGTAAGCTTCTCACAAAAAGTTTCCGGTAATATAGACCCCGGTGCTATAGAAGCAGCGGCGAATGTCGGTAAGCTTTTAACAGAACTTCAATCTACAGTTGAACCAGCTAATGGACTTTTTCAATTATTGGCTGGAGAAAAGAATCTCGGAGAGCTTGGCACGCAGGCTGTAGCTTTTGCAGATTCAATCAAAATGGTTGCTCAATCACTCTCTGGAATGAATGAAACAGACTTTACGAACGTGGAAGGTCTTGCCAATGCAGGTCAAGCTTTAGCTGATTTACAATCTATGGTTGAGCCGGCTAATGGTCTGTTACAGGCACTGAGTGGTTCACAAGATTTAAGCACTCTTGGTTCCCAGGCCATCGCATTTGTCAATTCAATGAAGAAAATCGCCGAGACTATTTCTACAATGGGTGAAACCGATTTCAGTAATATTGAAAGTTTAGCAAATGCAGGACAAGCTTTAGCAGCGCTTCAGTCTGCTGTAGCACCTGCTAATGGATTATTGCAAGCTTTAGCCGGTTCTCAAGATTTAAGCACCTTAGGTTATCAAGCTTCAATGTTTGCTTACTCTATTAAGTCGGTTGCTCAGGCAATTTCAGGAATGGGGGAAACGGACTTTACAAATCTTGAGAGTCTAGCTAATGTCGGTCAGGCATTTGCAGCACTTCAGTCTGCTGTTGCACCTGCTAATGGATTATTGCAAGCTCTAAGCGGATCACAAGATTTAAGTACGTTAGGCTATCAGGTGATTGCATTCGCAGGATCAATCAAAATGGTAGCTCAGGCTATCTCCGGACTCAAAGAAGCAGACTTTACGAATATTGAAAACTTAGCAAATGCTGGACAAGCACTAGCTGCGCTTCAGTCATCGGTTGAACCAGCTAACGGATTAATGCAAGTTTTAACCGGATCAGGAGACTTATCAACTTTAGGTATTCAGGCATCATCATTTGCTAAATCTCTTTCTATGATTTCGAAGTCATTAACTGGTGATAATGCTATTGATATGAGTGCTGTTGAAACTGCAACCCAAGCAGGTAAAATGTTATCAGCTCTTCAGAAAGCGTTACCGGAAGAACATTGGTTTGATGGTAAGATGAATCTTCAGCAGTTTGGAACTAAGATTTCGGCCTTCGGCACAGCCATGAAATCATTTGGCGATTCAGTAGCCGAAGTCGATACAAGTAAGATATCTCTATCTATAACATTAGGTAGAAGAATTGCTGCCTTTGCTAAGAGTATTGTTGATTTAGATACATCCGGAATCAGCAACTTCAAGAAGGTAAAAGGTATCGGCGATGCTATTAAAGGTTATAACAATAAAGTTTCTGATATTGACACCGGGGTAGTCTCTAAGTCTATAACAGCAGCGAATAGACTTAAATCATTTGTTCGCGGATTATCTGGATTTGATAGTAGCTCCATAAGTAACTTTAAAGTTGGTAGTCTTGGTAAAGCTATTAAATCATATAGTGATTCAGTATCTGGGATGAATGTCAGTACAGTATCTAGTTCAATCACAGCAGCTAACAGACTTAAGTCATTCATTTCAAGTCTTGCTGGACTTGATACGAGTGGTGTCGGTAAGTTTAAATCTGCTATTTCTGAATTAGGCAAGACAAATGTTAGTCAGGTTGCTTCTGCGTTTAGTAAAGGCACAAGCAAAATTACAAGTGCTGGACGAAATCTTACTAAAGCATTATCCAGTGGAATTAAATCAAACTCCAGTTCTGTTAAATCAGCAGCTACAAGTATGGTTAGTTCTATGCAGAAATCCATCACAAGTAAAGCATCATCATTCACTTCATCTGGTGTTAAGTTAGCAACTAGCTTTGTTAAAGGTATAACGTCTAAGAAAGGTGCTGCTGTATCGGCGGCTAAAGCACTTGCTACTTCAGCAGCTTCAGCGTCAAAGACAGGTTATGGAACGATGTATGCAAATGGCGCTTATCTTGGTGCTGGGTTAATCTCAGGTGTTAGAGGTAAGATATCAGCAGCATATGCAGCAGGTTATGCTTTAGGTCAAGCTGCGGTAAGAGGTGAGAAAGATGGTCAGCATTCTAACTCACCATCAAAAGATACCATTAAAGCAGGTAAATGGCTTGGCGAAGGTCTTGTTATAGGTACACAATCTATGACTAAGAAAGTATATAAAGCCGGTCATAGCATGGGACAAGCGGCAACACAGTCAATTTCATCTGCAATCTCGTCAGCAGCTAATTTGGTTGATAAGGTTGCTGAATCAACACCTACAATTCGTCCGGTAGTAGATTTATCTGATGTTAAGGATCAGGCGTCAACTATAGGAAGTTTATTTAGTAATCCTATGGTTTCGCCAACATCTAATATTAGAGCGATCAAGACATTAATGGACGAAAACAGTCAAAATGGAAATATTGATGACGTTGTATCGGCCATCAATAAACTTCGTAAAGACATGGGTAGTGTTGGTAATACTTATAATAATATTAATGGCGTTACTTACGATGATGGAAGTGGTATCTCTGATGCAGTAGAAACTATATTTAGAGCAGCTAGAGTAGAAAGGAGGCGATAAGCTTGGCTGATGAAATGTATACTGTAGTTTTAGGCGATACTTTGTCCGAGATCGCCTGGAAGTACAATTCAACGTATAACTATGGATCTAATGCCATGGCTGCGGCCCAACGGTTAGGAGCGTTAAACGATATTGAGAACATTGATAAATTGTATATCGGTCAGGTTTTATCGCTCAAAAACACAAAAGGTAAGAAAATCAAGAAAAAGAAGAATAATTCTTTAACACCGAAAATAAGTCGCATGGGCATTCAGTCAAACTCTGAAAATACGGTGTTCGCTACTTGGCGATTTACTAGATCTCATGTGAAAGAATATCGATGCGTATGGTATTATTCTACAGGTGATGGTATTTGGTTTGTTGGTTCTGATTCGACTGAAACTAGAAAACAGTCAACTTATAATCCACCGTCTAATGCTACCAGCGTTAAATTCAACGTCAAAGCAATTTCCAAGACACATAAGGTTACAACAACCAAGAAAGTCAAAGGAAAGAAAAAGAAGACATCCAAAGAAGTGCATTATTGGACTGGTAAATGGTCTAAATCAAAGATCGTCCAATTCAGCAAAAGCCAAAAGCCAGACAAACCATCTGTTCCTTCTCTTGAGATAAAAAAGTACAAATTAACAGCTAAAGTTGAAAATATAGACATAGGTGTTAATAAACCAACAAAGATTGAATTCTATGTTGTTAAGAATAATAGTGGTAAAGTCTTCAAACAGAATAAGGCTAATGTTGTTCAAAGAACAGCTTCTTATTCGTGGAATGTTGATGCTGGCGGAAAGTACAAGGTTAAATGTCGAGCTATTCGTGAGATATATAAGAATAAGAAAGTTATCAAAACGTTATATAGTGATTGGTCTGATTTTTCATCAGAAGTAACGACGATACCGAATGCGCCAAAAGATATAACATCTTTAAATGCGACGTCTACCACAGAAATTAAATGTGTGTGGTCCAAAGTATCAAACGTCACTGGGTATGAAGTGGAATATACCACCAATAAAGCATATTTTGATACGAATTCAGATAAGGTCTCAAGTAAGACTATAGAAGTTGGTACTACAGCAATAATTTCAGGTCTTGAAGATGGCGACGAATATTTCTTCAGAGTAAGGGCTGTAAATGAACAAGGGAAATCGGGATGGACTCCAATTAAATCTTGTAAGGTTGGTCAGAAACCAGCAGCGCCAACAACGTGGTCATCTTCCACAACAGCAATCGTCGGCGAGAAAGTAATTTTATATTGGGTACATAACACCAATGACGGCTCTAAAGCAACAAAAGCTGACTTAGAATTACTTGTCAATGGTGTTGATAAGAGTCCAAAAGATTTTACTTATACTCCTAAGGACGAAGGAGAAGAAACGACTTATCAATATACCATAGATACGAATGCATATAGCGATGGAGCTACGGTTCAATGGCGAGTTAGAACTGCCGGTGTGACTGGCGTTTATGGCGATTGGTCAGTTCAAAGAACTATTGATATTTATGCCCCGCCAACGCTTGAATTACATTTAACAAATACAAGCGACGAAGATATCGAATCTTTGGAATCATTCCCTTTGTATGTTAAAGGTATACCTGGACCACAGTCTCAATCTCCTATCGGTTACCATCTAACCGTTGTGTCTACAGAAGATTATGAGACCGAAGATCAGATAGGTAACGAGAAACTCGTAAGTGCGAACGAGGAAATATATTCGAAATACTTCGATATAAAGACTCAATTGATTGCTGAGTTATCTGCAAATAATATCGATCTCGAAAATGGTAAGACATATAAAGTTCACTGTATAGTTACTATGAATTCCGGATTGACTGCTGAGGCCGAATCAGAGTTTACTGTAGATTGGGTTGAAGAAGAGTATGGTCCTGATGCTGAGATTATTTATAACGAAGATACTTATTCATGTTCAATAAGACCGTATTGTTTTACCACTCCTGATGAATATTTTCCAGACGAAGAAATTCCTGCAACAACTGCTGATGAAACTACGGAAACACCAGCGGAAGATTCCGATAATGAAGAAGAAACTGTTAATGAGATTCTTGTAGAAGGTGTAACTCTTAGTGTATATCGTCGAGATTATAACGGTGAATTTATCGAGATAGCAACTGGACTTGATAACACAAGTAATATATATGTTACTGACCCTCATCCAGCTTTGGATTACGGAAGATATCGTGTTGTCGTTACGTCAAATGCGACAGGAGCAGTTAGCTATGTAGACCTCCCAGGGTATCCGATATCCGAATCTTCTGTAATTATTCAGTGGAATGAGTCATGGAATAACCTTATTACATCAGAAGTGAACGAGGGTGAAATTCCAGATGAACCAACATGGAGTGGGTCAATGGTGATTCTTCCATATAACATTGACGTATCTGACAAGAACGACATCGATGTATCCCTTGTTAAATATGTAGGTCGTAAACGCCCTGTGAGTTACTATGGTACTCAGCTTGGTGAGACGGCTTCATGGAAGGTCGAAATACCTAAAGACGATGAGGAAACATTATATGCTTTAAGACGTTTAGCAATCTGGACTGGTGACGTATATGTACGTGAGCCATCAGGAACTGGTTATTGGGCAAACATATCCGTCTCTATGAGTCAGACACATTGTCAGCTTACAATACCGGTAACTCTTGAGATTACCAGAGTTGAAGGAGGTGTTTGATATGCCTGATTGGGGTGCGTCAATGCAACAAACCTTCGAATACTATACTGTTGATCCTGGTACATGGAGGGATGACCAAAGGATAACGACAATTACAAAGAGTAGTGTAGAACGTGACAGCGACTCTGAGACGCTCGGTTCAGCTTCTATTGAGGCTACCGAGTCTCTCGGAGAATGCTACGTTCGTATTTACCTTATAACAATTCAAAATGGAAAAAGAGAGAAGCATCCGTTAGGAACATTTCTTGTCCAAACCCCGTCTACATCATTTGATGGTAAGGTTAAGAAAATCACGATGGATGCTTATACACCATTATTAGAACTTAAAGAGAATCCACCACCACTTGGATACTCTATTCTCAAGAAAGCGAATGTTATGGAGAACGCATACATAATCTGTCGAGAGCATATGAGAGCGCCAGTTGTTAAGACAACAAATTCTGAAACACTATATGACGACTTCGTAGCAAATACAGATGATACTTGGTTGACTTTCGTATCAGACCTGATAGCAAATGCTAAATACAGTTTTGATCTGGACGAGTTAAGTAGACTTATATTTGTCCCAGATCAGGACATTGAATCGCTCCAGCCAGTATGGACATATGATGATGGAAACAGTTCAATATTGTATCCAGACATATCTATGGATCATGATTTGTATGGTGTGCCTAATGTAGTGGAAGTGGTGTATTCGGGTAATGGTGCTAATTATTATATTCGAGTGGCGAATGATGATGAGAATAGTCCAACGTCCACTGTGAATAGAGGACGAGAGATTATTCATCGAGATACCGATCCAGATTTAGCTGGTGAACCGACAAAAGCTCAGCTTGAGGTATACGCTAAAACACTTCTCAAGAAATTATCTTCAGTTGAGTATACAATCTCATATTCACATGGTTATTGCCCTGTTCGACTTGGGGATTGTGTCCGATTGAAATATTCAAGAGCGGGTATGAATGGGATTAAAGCTAAAGTTATAAAACAGTCAATTGATTGTTCGTCTGGATGTAAAGTAACTGAAACAGCAAAATTCACAGCAAAATTATGGGGGTGATGAATTATGAATCTATCTAGTGATTTGGTGGCTAAGTTTGTTAGCGTTATGCAGCAGGATAGTAGCCGAAACACCAGCACGGCCCCTATCTATGGAACAATAGTAGAATACGGTGGCTCTAAGTATGTTAAACTGGATGGTTCTGATTTGTTAACCCCCATTGTTTCTGCTGTTGATTCTAAGGACGGCGAAAGAGTTCTTGTTAATATTGTCAAACATTCGGCCACTGTAATCGGTAATGTATCTTCTCCTGCGGCTAGGACTGATAGTGTTAAGGAAGTTGCTAATAAGGTTACAGAGTTTGAGACCATTGTCGCTGATAAAGCAGATATTAAAGATCTTCAGGCTCAGACTGGTAGGATTGATAACTTAGTTGCTGAGAATGTGACGATCAGAGATAAGCTCACCGCCAGTGAGGGTGAGATTGCTAATCTTAAATCAACTAATGTGACAATTACCGGTAAGCTCACGGCCAACGAAGCCGAGATTAAGCAGTTAAAGACTGATAAACTTGACGCTTCTACGGCTCAAATCACATATGCAACAATTACAAATCTTGACGCTACAAATGCTCAGATTAATAACTTGTCTGCTACTTATGGTAAATTTGTTAATCTTACCACTGAGAAGTTCGAGGCTAAAGATGCTGAGATTGAAAGCCTTCAAGCCGAAGACGCTATTATCAAAGGACGACTTGACGTAAACGAAGCCGACATTAATACACTTAATGCTAATAAAGCTAACATTGACGATCTTAACGCTGCTACAGCTAGGATTAGTACCCTTGAAGCCGGTAAGATTACAACAGATGAACTCATTGCTAAGAAGGCTGATATTGACCTTGCCAACGTTAATAACGCTTGGATTCAAAATGGAATTATTAAAGATGGTTCTATTGGTGAAGCAGCTATTCATGATGGTGCTATTACGAACGCTAAGATTGCCGATGCCACAATTGAAGCAGCAAAGATTAAGTCCATCAACGCTGACACAATCACTGCCGGCACGATTAAGACTGATAGACTTATAATTACTGGTCCAGACGGACAAGACTCAATCGTCAAGGCTATCAACTTGGCAAACGGTGTATCTGAGGCCGACGTAAATAGTCAGAAGATTCAGGCAGCTTCGATTGACGTTGTAGACTTGTCAGCTTTTCAGGCTAAGATCGCTGGCTTTGATATGAGCGGTAATGCTATTTACAGTGGTAAGACGTCTATCAAAGATCCTAATAGTGGTATTTATATTTCCACGGTTGGAATCGGTATGGGTGATGGATCTCTTACAGGTAAGAATGAGGCTCCACTTCAGGCTTATGCTGATGGTAGTTTTAAGCTTACTGGTAAAAATTCATCGTTTGATTTCAATACTGTAACTGGAGAATTAAATATCTCAGCATCCAGCCTTAAGATCTCTTCTAAGAGTGTTGCTACTAAAGAAGAGGTAAACGAGTTAAAGGATGAGATAACAACATTGATGACAATGACTTCATCCAAAGGAATAGCGTTTAAAAACAATGCGGTATCTACAATCTTGTATATCACGATATATCACGGCAAACAGCGTATAACCGATGCTGCAACCATGAAAGAAGTTTTTGGTGAGAATGCATATCTTCAGTGGTATTGGCTACGTCTAACCGACGAAGAATATGGAATTATATCATCCTCTGATTCAAGGTTTAGAGATAATGGTTTTAAGTTTGTCTTATCGCCAGAAGATGTGGACACTCAAATATCATTCGAATGTGAATTGATAACCGATTAACTAATAAAAAACAATGTTTTTATTTCAAGGAGGAAAATAACATGGCAATTAAAGCTACTGCACAAGCAACGATTATCGATATTACCGATGGGTATTCTGCCCAGTTAACGAGCGATACATACAACTGGACTGGTAGTCAGAGTGGTATTGGAGCTAATAATACATGTGTTACTGAGGCTTACGGTTGGCAGGGATCTAACAGAATCCAGAATGTAACTGTAGCTCAGGCAGACATTGTATGCCCTACTGGTATTACAGCCACAGTTGAGAATAACGGAACCTCTCAGGTTAAGATTACTTTTAAGACAACACAGACAATCTCAACAACTTGTGAGGCTACTATCCCTATCGTATTAGATGGCGAAGTAACAATGAACAAGAAGTTTACATTCTCTGTATCTAAACAGGGACCGACAGGTTCGACTGGTAAAGGTATTAAAGGAACTCCTACTACTGAATATGTTGGATCTTCATCCAATACATCGATTCCAACAAGTGGATGGTCTACTACTATTCCATCAGTATCAGCAGGACAATTCCTTTGGACAAGAGTTACAACAACATATACCGACAATACCACATCTGTAAGTTATAGTGTAGCTAAGCAGGGCTCAACCGGTGCCACAGGTACTCAAGGATCTCAGTGGTATTCAGGTACTGGTATCACAGGTACATCTACTACGGCTACAGCATTCTCCGGTTCAGGAGTAGCAAATGCTCGTGTAAATGATATGTACCTCAATACATCAACTGGCTATACATACAAATGTACAGTTGCAGGTGATGCGTCAACAGCTAAATGGATTTATGCTGGAAGCATCAAAGGTGTTCAGGGCGGCAAAGGTGATACTGGTGCCACGGGTAATGGTATTTCTAAAGCGACTATCACTTATGCAGCATCATCATCGAATACTTCAGCACCGGGTAGTGGATGGCAGTCTACTCCACCATCTGTATCAGCAGGTCAGTATCTCTGGACAAAGACAGTATTCACATATACAAATGGAACAAATTCAGATCCTCAGTATAGTGTAGCTAAACAGGGAGCAACAGGTGCTGCCGGAGCTGATGCCATCAGTGGTGCTATTACATTTTCGAACGGATATATTTTCAAAAACAACACAGGATCTACTGTAATGACTGCTCATATTTGGAAAGGGTCTGTCGAGCAGACAATCTCTGACGCAGGTGTTGTAGGAAATAATCTCGGTTCTATTAAATGGTATAAGACAGGATCAGCCACAGCTATCGCTACGTCTAAGACTCTGACTGTTTCAGCAGACGATATCGAAAACACAGGATCATATTACTTCCAGCTTGAAGGATAATAGAGGGGGTGCAATCTATGGCTGTAAAATGTAGGGTCGAAGTAACATTGTATAAAGTCATAGATATTGACAAGGTAACCCGGTATTATTTACTTCAATCTTCAACTTTAGCGGCTCCGTCCAAACCTGCGGATGGGGCTGCTATTAGTTCAAAATGGAGTAAGACCGAACCGTCATACACTTCTGGTTCTACTATGACGTTATATTTTGTTGATCAAACTGTTATGAGCGATGGCGAGCTGAAATATTCTGAAGTCTCCAAATCATCGAGTTACGAAGCAGCTAAAGAAGCTTATAATAAAGCTGTCGCCGCAGCAAAGACTGCAAATAATGTTCAGTCTGCTATGGATGCTTTGAATATTGGTGGTCGGAATTTACTCATCGACTCTAGCTTCAATAACGGCTATCAATCGTATATTGATGATGCTTATCAAATTAATAATAATCATACATTGAAGTTATATGCGAATAACACAGATACAAGCGGAACTAAATATCATGGTATTACTGAAACATATGCTAATAAACGATTGTCAGTACCAATCGCTGATTGTTTAAATAAGGATCTTGTGTTGTCAGCATGGTTATATATTCCGGAAGCTGGTAGTGTATCTGGTTATGAATTTAGAGTTGTGTATACTGATAATGGAACAGTTAAATGGGATAATCCTAATAATAACTATCCGAAGAATCTTCCTTCGGCTGCTAGTTTATCCGTTGGATGGAATCGTTTATATGCGGTCTATACTATCTCTGGTGATAGTACACGAGTTGAAGCATCAATTGATGTTTACGCTGAACCCGGTAAAACGTCATTAGCTTATTTGAGTTCGCCGAAACTGGAATTCGGAACACGACCAACTGATTGGACGCCTGCTCCAGAGGATATTAAGACACGTATTGACGACGCTTATACAGAAATTGAGAGCAACAAAACAGAGATCTCATTAAAAGCTTCTCAATCCGAGGTAGCCACAATTTCGAGTAACTTAAATGCTTACATAGATTCATCCACTACAATGATTCAAAACGTCAACGGTTGGCAGTTTAACTTTAATAAGTTAATTAGAACTGATGAAGCTGATGTAGCAAATCATACTGATTATATCACACTTCAAAATGGAGATATTATCTTAGGTGAATCCGGCAGCGATTTAAAGCTTAAAATAGGTAATGATGCAATTCAGTTTAAAGGAACTAGCGACGAAGAAGTTACCCCAGATCCGGATGCAACAGCATGGATCACAGGTCAGAAGTTTAATATTAACGAAGGAGAAATTCACACCACACTTAAAGTAGGTAGTTTACAGTTTACCCCTAGACCTAATGGTAATTTCAGTTTAACAATTGTTTAAAAAGAGGTACATATTATGAAAAAGAAAAGTATTATCACGTTATTATTAACATTTCTCTTAGCATTGTCAATCATTCCAGCGAATGCTAACGCCAAAGAAACAACAAGACATATGACTGAATGGCGACAGGAATATAAGAATTTCCTTAATTCTCGTTTTCATAAGTCGATTAAGCTTAAATTGACACATAATTATATTGGAGTTGGATCACGAAAGTTTAATTATAAATGGAATGGTGTTAAGGGCGCAACTAAGTATAAAGTTCAGTTAAGCGGAAATAAGAAATTTAAGGGTTGCAGTACCGAATATGTAACAGGTACAAACTATGGCTATTGGCTCGGTGGCGGTGTAGGCTTTTACGATCGAGTCGCTCATATTGATTGGTATGTCAGAGTTAAACCAGTGTTTGGTAAATATGAAGGACGATGGAGTAAAGCACTGTTTATACCTGGCGACATCAATAAATAATCAATTAATACAAAAGGCTCCTCCTTGTATGTGAGGGGTCTTTTTTTTAATTTGAAAGGAGGGGTCAAAATGGCTAGTGATGGTTATTATGCTTTATACGATTATCCAAAAGAAATGACAACAGATACCGCCGGAACATTTAAAATGTCTAAGATAGATATGACAACGAATGATGTCACATATTCTTTTAAATATGATTTTATATGCGATGGAGTAACAACATCAAAAACAGTAGTCACAGGACTTACAGTTACCCAATTTACTTGGACACCTACGACGGAAATTTTTGCGCCATTAATGACGAAGAGTGACCAAGGAACACTTAAGATCGCTATTGAAAGTAGTAATGGACGTAGAATGGCTTACTATGCGACTATCACACTTAAGTTAAAGGCGTCTATTAAACCATCTGTTAAGTTTCAATATGCGGGTCTACCTGGTTTTAACAATAAAGCCATTGCTGGTATTAGTTCGTTTACATTTACAATCAACGTTCCAGGAGTATATGGTGCTAGTCAGACAGTGAAACTTACTATTAATAATACCGATTATATACAAAACGTACCAGCAGTATCTAGAACGACAAATACAGCGGTTACATTCGATGTTGGTACGTTTACCTGCAATGATCCAACGGCAACATATACACGATGGTTCTTTACAATAGAAATTACCGACAGTCGCGGTCGCTCTGTTTCACAAATGGATTGGATAACTGTATATCCTTATTCACCTCCTGATGTGGTTGCTACTGTAGACAGGAATGCTGATGAAAAACCGGTATTAACATTTACACCTTCATATCAAGCTACTGTAGCTGGTGCGACAAACTCTCTAACTATATTTTGGGCGAGATATAATGTTGACGGAGAAGTCTATGAAACTGACTTAAAGGGTAAGACCTCGCCACAAGTATTGGTCGGTACGTATGATCTGTCAAAAGCATATCAATTCACTATTGCTATTAAGGATTCAGTTAGACCGTCTGCTATTATCAAAAGGGTTGTATTACCAAGTGCCAGACCAGTAATGGATATCGGTGCTGATGGTAAGACTGTAACATTCTTCGGAACGTCTCCTAGTTCAGCAGATAAAAATACATTAAGGGTTGGTGACGTTGCTAGTTTCGGAGAAGAAGTTGTATTGGGCGATACTTCAAATAGTTATACAGTCGTAAAAGCAACAGGTTTAACAGTTCATGATAAAAATACTGTTGTTGGCGATGATACTGATGTTGTAGCATCAATTAGTATTGGTAACGCAGTAAATGCATCCGGCTCAAAAGTAACAGGTCCTTTTTACACTCTAGGTGTGCGAAGTTTTAACGAAGTCGATGGAGTCGGAATACAGCCAACAGAAAATGGTTTATATTCGATGGCTGAAGGTTGGCTATGCGAAGCGTCTGGATATGCTTCACACGCTGAAGGAAATGCTAATATAGCATCCGGACATTTATCGCATGTCGGAGGAATGAAGAGTGGAGCCTCTGGTTTTGCATCATTTGCGCACGGATATGGACTTCAAGCCAATGGTGAATATCAAGCAGTATTTGGCATGAATAACATTGTAGATACTAATAATAAATATTTACTTATCGTAGGAAATGGCCCGGGTGATGGCTCATTATCAAACGCTTTTGGGGTAACGGCTAGCGGCCATATTGATGTTCAGAAAAACATCTATATAAACACAAACGGCTCTGGTATATTTGAGAGAGATACTGATGGGACGAATCGTGAATTGATAGCCATGGACGGTAATAATAAGTTATCAATAGGATACGGTCAATATAGTCATGGTGGCAGAGAAACAGTATTACGAGGCGGTGATAAATTAACATTTCAACTTAAAAACCCCAATGCCACATGGAGACCATATATGACAAAAGGCGACAGTTTCAATACGACTATTCAGGTAGGAGGTTATATCACAAACTCTGGTACAGATGTAACATTCCAATTACCACTTAACAATCCGGTTATCGGACATCCAACAGTGACAATAGCAAGTGTCGATGGTCTTTGTGTTCGACAAAATAATAAATACTTATATGGATCAGCAGCTTCAACATTCGCTAAACCAAGTTTGTACAGGTATACATTAGCCAATGGCGGAAACCATATTAAAATAACTGCTGTAATGGCAAACACAACGAATGTAGAGAATAATAGTGCCTGTGGTATTTATGCTAGTATAAAAGTCACATTCTCATAAGGAGGGGTCAAAATGGCTTTAAAGAAAGAAATCCGCCAGGATAATGGCGTGGTTACAAATTATCATCGAATTTTATATGTAATGTCGACAATCAATAGTCATGTGTCAATTGCAGTATTGTCTTATATTGATGCAGCAGGACGAAATATGGAAAACAGCGAAACAGAACCTTATAAGGTAGCTGTTACATACGAAAAAGAGTATGAAGAAAATATGACTGTTGAAGAAGCTTACGAATACCTTAAGACTCTTCCTGAGTTTGAGGGAGCAGAAGACATTTAAGGAGGATTTATTATGGATTTTACAATTTTAACTGAGCATTTTGTACTTGTAGTTTTAGTCGCTTGTCTGGTGGTAGGCTATATCATCAAACATGCGACTTTTTTAAAGAAGATTCCTAATGACGATATTCCAGTCATTCTTGCAGTGATTGGTGCTGTACTCAACGCTGTGGTGAGCGGACCATCGGTTGAGTCTATTGTATACGGCGCTGTTATGGGTCTTGCTTCTACTGGTTTCCATCAGGCATTTAGTAATTTTATTGACGGGACAATCTCTAAGAAAGGTAAGGATTACTAATGTTATTAACAGGGTTTACTGTCGAATCCGAACAGATTATTTATATTTGTGGATTGATAGCAGCTCTCTGGGGTGTGTGGAAAATTGTCAAAGAGGTACGTAAACCGAATGACGATTTGAAAGCTAAGGTAGTAAAGCACGATCAGTTTCTCGATAACGATAATCGAAGACTAAAAGAGTACGAAGAATCTAACCGTATGATTCTTCAGTGCTTGCTAGTCATAATTAACCATGATATAACTGGTAATGGTATCGAGAATCTCAAACATGCCAGAGATGATTTGCAAGAGTTCTTGATTAATAAATAATAAGAAAAGAGGCTCCGTATATTCTACAGGGCCTCTTCTTTTTACTCAACAAACCTTGATATATCACTTTCGGTATCATGTATATCCCTATGAACCAGGGCTTAAATGTTCCCTAAATTAATCACACTTAAGCTCAATCGTTATCTTATAGGGAGGGTTATAGTATTTTGTACCCTTGGACGATTGCATGTTATATTTCTCAGCATTGTCTTTTGTGATTTGTACAATTGGATCTCGTTCGTACACCATTTTAGAAATCACTGTTTTAAGATATTGATTCTTTGTTTTAGCGTCTAATTCGACATCTTCCAATATTCTCAGAGCATCTTTAGTCTTAATTAACTCATCTCGATAATTGATATGTTTTGGAGCAGAGTCTTTAGCTTTGGCTAACGCTTTATTTACTTCCTCTTTTTCTTTTAACACTTTCTCATTGAGTTTGGCAAAGATATGTTGAGGAAGTCTCTTAGCTGGATCAGGGTCGTACTGAGCATCCCATTGTTCCAATTCTTTCTTCTCGAGATCAGCAAGTTGCTTTGTGAGCCTGGCCATTAGGTCTGTATGGAGTTTTAACGAGTCGTCTTGGTTATTCTCTATGCGTACTTCAAAGTCGCTTATACAGTCTTTTAAGACTCTACGGACGTATTCAAACACTTCACTATATTTTACAGAACCTGATTTACAGTGTACTTGGTTATTACATACGAGTTTAGGTGGAGCATATTCAATACCATGTCTAGTGTAAGTGTTATAACCAATCTTATGACCGCATCGCTTACAGAACATAATTCCACTGAATGGGTTTTTAAGAGTCAGGTCCCTACGAGTCCTATGACGTTTACCTCTAATTTCACGAGCCTTGTTAAATTGCTCTTCTGGGATAATACCATCATGCTTTCCTTCGAATAATAAGAACTCGTCTACTTTTGCCTTCGGACGTAACTTCTTTATTTCTTGGTCTTCAATTATTTTCACAGTTTTCCGCCAATTCCAACGTGTGCAGCCAATATAGTGATGATTTTCTAAGATACTGAAAATTATACTTGGTTTCCAGGTACTCTGGCCAGTCTTAGTCTTAGCTCCTATATCTTCAAGTCTTCTACAAATTGCTGTAACGCCTATATCTTCTTCGCAATACCAGTTAAAGATCATACGGACTACATCAGCTTGGTCCTTACGTTCGATTAGAGTGTGGTATGATTTCTTGCCATCAGCTTCAAATTTCTCTATACGGTCAAATCCATAAGGAGCCGTTGAGCCAATATAGTTACCGTCTTTAACACTTGCTAATCTACCACGAGCTTGAATCTTCTTAAAATACTCAAGATATTCATTACCTCGTTTAAGCTCACGTTCGAATGCATCTCTATCATATTCATCACGTAAGTCATATATTTTCATAGGAGTGATTACATAAGTATTCGTGTATCTGAGCAACCTTATAAGCCTACCAGCATCCTCGAGGTCGCCACGACTTAAACGCTGTACCTCGACTACTATTATAGCTTTGACAGCAGGGTCTTCTATATCTTTGAGCAAACGAGTTATCTCAGGACGGTCTTTAAGTGATTCACCACTTGCTACTTCCATATATTTGTTATCATCTGGGATTGGGCCGCCTAAATATTTAACAGCATATTCCTCTACAATCTTACTGTGCTTCTCGAGTATTTCGTCGGTTGAGAGTAAGGGGTCGTCCGTACGCGACTTTCTTCCATACTCTTTTACTTCATAATTGTAAAACTTTGGACATTCTTTATACATTCTGTTCTTCCTTTCTATGATGTACTGCCAGGGGGATAAGTTGGCATCACCTCCTTCGCTAATTTTACATGCTCTTTTATGAGAGAAAGAAGTAGCAGAAGTGAGTCCTGGGTGAGAGTCCCAGCAGCTGAGATGCTGTCACATAAGAAATAAGACCGAGCGACTCTCGGGCAGGAAATGAACTGTACAAGACTACACTTTCTTTTATTTTTGTCTCTGTGAGATTAAGAATTTACCATACTCCATTAATTTCTCATGTTCCTCATCTGTAAAAGGATCCATGCCAAATGTCTTATGCCAAGCTTCTACATGCTTCACATAAGTCTCGTTTACGGACGAATATACAGCTTCTTCTTTGCCATCTGATATTTTGGTAGATAGCATTTCCTTATCACCCCAACCCATCAAATGAGCAGGTGTAGTATCCAAAGCATCAGCAAGTGGATTAAGAATACTCAATGGCAAATTCTCTATATCACCATTCTCATATCTGTACACAGTTGTTCTATTCTTACCTAGCTTAGCTGCAAGATCATCGATTGATAAACCTCTTTTCGTACGTAGCATTTTTATTCGTTTTCCTATAGACATTATCTTGTCTCCTTTCTAATAACAATTATCATATATTAATATTTGCACATATGCAAACAAAAAGCAAACCTAGATTAGATATTTCGCATTTTATGCACGAAAAACCTATTGACAGAAAAATTGGAATGATGTTATCTTTTACTTGTTGCATGAAACGCAATCAGAAAGAGGTGTGTGCATTGGATGCAAATAAATTGAAAGTTATGATTTTCGAAAAAAGTTTAAATGTTGACACAGCTGCCGAATTATGTAAGAAGGTCTGTTGCAGTGATGCAATTACTATCGGCGATGCACTCAAACTTAAAGAACTTTTAGATCTAACTAATTTAGAAGCAATTGATATTTTCTTATCTTAGAGGTGATGATTCGTGAAAACATACAGATTCAAGAACGCTACTATATACGTGCATGGTGAGGTGAACAAAGAGCGATTAAAGAAAGCAACCATCAAACTCGTAAAAGATTCCCATAAGTATAAGAGAGGTGTTAAGAAGTAATGGCTACTGTTATCCGTCCGGACATTTCTCGAAAGAATAAATACTGGATAGATAAGCATCGACATTACGAACTTAAACATTTCTGCTTACAGTATCCAGAATGGAAGAAAGAATACAATAATATTGCTAATATAAGAAATTTCAAAAATGAAATATTGTATAAGAGTAATATACATAGTGATCCAACCTTTAAGGAGGTGATACGTAGAGAGCGATATTTAGAACGAATCGAGTTAATTGAGCGAGTGGCTAAGGAGGCTGATGCGGACTTACACGATTATATTTTAAAGGCGGTCACAGAGGGGTTATCGTATACATACTTAAAATCTAAGTTGGACATACCGTGTGGCAAAGACTTGTACTATGACAGGTACAGACGGTTCTTCTGGCTATTAGATGGATCACGAGATTGATATTTGGAGGAGACAACAATGAAGAAAGATACAATGACAACAGTAATATCAGGAGCAATCTTATTTGGATGTGTGGTAAAGGCAGTATTGACATTAAGAGAACATGGCAAGGCTAGTGAGGAATTAAACGATGAGTTGGTGGAAGAGAAATGAATGTAAGGGTCAAACGAGAGCTTCAGAATAAAGCAAGATTAGCTTATTGCCTTGTTGATATTTTAGAGTATGATGTAGATAACTTAAAAAATGATACGAACGAATGTAAGTCAGAGGAATTACTGGAGACATTAACTGAGGTAAAAGAGACATTACAAAATATCACAGACATAATTGTTGAGATGGAATACGCTTTATATTTAGACAAGTTTAAGGGGGCCTAACGGTCCTCTTTTTATTTGAACTGATTCGCGAAAATAACATGTTCTTTAATGAGAGAAAGATATAGTTCAAATTATAGAACACCCAACACCCTGGGAGACGTAAGTTGAACTTGAGGAATGGCAGTAATTTGCCCCTCAAGAGACTTACACTTTTTCTTTTATTTTTAATTCGCGACTTAAACAAGGGCTATTATGAGAAAAAATCAAAGGAGGTTTTTAACATGAAAGGAATTAAGGACATTGTAACCAAGGAAAGAGTAGACACTATTGTTGAAATCGGAAGAAAGGGTTTGAATTACGCAATCCCGATTCTTGGCGTTGTATTGTTTAGTAGTACAGCTATCGAAAAATTAGATGTCATGCGCTATAACACTGGTACAGTCAAATATGACGATGCAGTTAGAGCGATCATGCGCAGTTCTATGTTTTCGGAAGACAAATCTAAAGCAGTAGCAGTGCTTAGAACAGATGCTAATCCAGACTTCTACAGAGCAGTGATTGACGTAGTGAATTCTCCTATGTGGTCAGAAGATAAACTTAAGACTATTGATGACATGTGCAAAAACGAAGAAAACTAATCTCAAAGGTGAGGCCCACATTGGGTCTTGTCTTTTTCTTTTATTTTTTAAACGTAGTAAAAATATGTGAGGGCACTGAACTTTAATCTAGGTTAGAACAAAGGTTAATCTAGGTTAAAATCCGTACGTAGGTGACTGGAAACAAAGTTATATTTGTAAAGTGAAAAATTCCCCGGGTGGGATTTTTGATAAAAGTATTTTATAAGGAGGTAGAAGCATGTTGTATTTATTTGTTTTCTTAGGAGGTGTAGTTATAGGGATTATCGTATCAAAGATAGGTGTCCGACGTTCATCAGCTTATGGACATTTTACACTCGAACCATACGACGAGGATAACACTGGATTCTACAAAATTAATATGAAAGTTACACCTAATCAAGATTTACTCAAAAAAGACTTCATTATCTTAGAAAAAATCGACTCGTAAAAAATACATAGTCTTTAATGGAAACGTATTAACCCTAATTTTAAAGGAGGATTAAAAATGAGCTTTAAAACAGAACTTAAAGATGTATGGAAAAAGGAATTGGAGTACCTTTCTGATATTGATCCTGTAAAAGACAAGGAGCTTTACAGAACACAAATGAACCGATTAACTGATATTGAGAAACAGTTAACCGAGCTTGAACGAATTGAGCTTCAGATTGAGAATGATGCTGCAAACCATGATATGGATGAGCAGATCAAACGAGATCAGATGGAGCTTGATCGTAAGGATCGGAATACTAAGAACTTTATCGAGGTTGGTAAATTTGTATTACCTGTAGTAGTTGCTGTTGGAATGGGATTATTCTCTATGAAATGGGAAAAGGTTGATGTCCTTACATCTACAGCCGGGAAAGCTAGTTTAAGAGATGCTTTGAAAATGAAGTTGTAAGTACGAAACCAAACGGGGACGCTGAGGAAACTTGGTGTCTTCGTTTTTTTTTTTTTGTTTTTCGAACAAAGTAAGAAATGGTGTGGAACACACTTCCAGGTGGTGATTTATGAGATATCATTACGAGAAACCAAAACTATATTCTTCAGTATTCGGAATAATACATACTTGTAATCATCCAGTCTATGATAGATGCACGCTATATTTAATAGGTAGAAAAGGGTTAGCTGTAATTCAGTTATGTGCGGATAAAAACAAAGTTGTAGAAGAATTAGGAGCAATGGATTGTCTTGGTGAATACACATATGACATTGAAACAAAAGGTACAAATGGACATGTGTACACCATGAATGATTTAGTATTCTATGGATTCACAAGCAAACTATCCGTACGGGAAGTAGCAAATATGTTGAAACAAAAAATGTATAAAACAAAAATTGATGTTGTAGGAGGAACTATAATTCTCTACTTCGAATGAGTCCTAACAAGGGCTCTTTCTTTTCGTTATTTTTACAACTTCTATTATGAGAAACCAATAAGAAGGAGAGGTAAATATGGACGAAATGAAAATTAAAATATCTACAAAATTTATGAGAGGTATTGTTGCTAAAATCGCTTCAAAAGTTATAGCAAATAAGTTGGGTATAAAAGCAGATATTCAACTTAATGGTATATCTGTTGAAAAGATTAACGATAAGATACATCTACATATTGACGTGGATGCAGATATTGATGAGACAAGTTTATTGAAACTTACAAGATTGGCAAACTTAGAGGAGGAGGCTTAGCCCTCTTTCTTTTATATTTTCTTTTCGAACAAAGTGAGGAATAGTGAGTATCGCGAACTCGCGAAAATTACATGTTGTTTAATGAGAGAATAGGAGACCACGAGGCAGGAAATCTATTATGGATACACGGCCGGTTTGACTCCGGATGAAAGGGTTCCCCGTAGGACGGGATTAAAGAACGGCGCCCAGATCCTATTCTCTTTTATTTTTACCAAATAACTTACAAAGGTGCTGAGGAGAAATGAATTCGCGACTATTCATCAAACACAATGCTTCAACTATTTTAACTTGTTTAGGAGGCGTTGGGGTAGTAGCTACAACAATCACAGCAGTAAAAGCAACACCAAAGGCTCTTCGTTTAATTGAAGAAGCCGAACAAAAGAAAGGAGAACGATTAACGAAATGGGAAAAAGTAAAAACAGCAGGACCGACTTATATCCCTACGGTTGGACTTGGTATATCGACGCTCGTTTGTGTATTCGGTGCGCATATCCTAAACCAACGCCAGCAAGCAGCTCTAATGAGTGCATACGCTCTTGTAGATCAATCATACAAAGATTATCGAAGAAAGCTAAAGGAACTTTATGGCGAAGAAGTAGATCAAGAGGTCCGAGAAGCAATTGCTATTGAGAAGGCTGAGGACGTTGGTGTACGAGGATCATATTTAGGAACTAATTGTGATCTAGCGTTAGAGGAGAATAATGGCGAACCACAAGTATTCTATGACAAACACTCAGGTAGATATTTTGAATCTACTATTGAACAAGTCTTAACAGCCGAATATCACTTGAATAGGAATTATATTTTAAGAGGATATTCTTACTTGAATGAATTCTATGAGTTTCTTGGTATCGAAGAGACCGACTATGGATCTGTTCTAGGTTGGGCTCCTAACGATGATGGCATGTACTGGATTGACTTCAATCATAGAAAATTGGAATCTGAGGAAGGTAAAGATGTTTATATTATTGAAATGCCATTTGAGCCTACTTATGATTTCTTAGAACGTTATTGATATTCGCAAAAAAAACAACTCCTATTATGAAGAAAGGAGACGATTATATGAACGCAACGATTATGAAAGCAGCTAAAGTGGCGGTCAAAGTATTGGGGGTTGCAGTACCAATTGCAGCTAACTACTTTGCTGACAAAGATCTGAATGAAAAAATTGCGAAGGAGGTCGCTAAACAAATGAAGAGAGGGTCCTGATTGGACTCTTTCTTTTTGTTATATTTTCAAATCACGCTTATATGAAGGGAGAAAACAATGAGTAAATTAAGTGTATTTTTCAAAGCAGCTAGAAATACTGCATCAAAACATAGTCCTGAAATTCTTACAGGAATAGGTATTGCCGGTATGATTACCACTACTGTACTTGCTGTAAAAGCAACACCAAAGGCTCTGAAACTTATGGAGGATGCTCGATATGACAAGGAAGAAGATCTTACTGTTCCAGAGAAAGTAAAAGTAACATGGAAATGTTATATTCCAGCAACTCTTCTTGGAGTAGCATCAGTGGGATGTCTTATAGGAGCAAACTCAGTAAATCTTAGAAGAAAAGCAGCTCTCGCTACAGCTTATAAATTATCCGAAACAGCTCTTGCTGAGTATAAGGAGAAAGTTATTGAAACCGTTGGCGAAGAGAAAGCAAAAGACATTAGATCTGCTATCGCTAAAGATAAAATGGAAAAGAATCCTGTAACTAAGTCTGAAGTGATTATAACAGACAAAGGAGAAAGTCTTTTCTGCGATTCTATATCAGGACGATATTTTAAGTCCGATATGAACACTATCGAAAAAGCAGTAAATACGATAAACCGACGATTACTTAATGAAATGAGTGTATCGTTGACAGAATTCTACAGTGAGATTGGTTTATCACCGACAAGTCTTAGTGAGGAGTTGGGTTGGAACATGAATGAAGGCCAGATAGAGATTGACTTCTCATCTCAAATTACAGACGACGGAAGACCGTGTATTTATATTGAATATGAGATAGCACCAAGATATGACTATCATAAATTTGTATATTAATTCGCAAAAATTACATGCGCTTTAATGGAAGAATAATAAATTTTCTTAATATGAAAGGAGAAACTTAAAATGAAAAAAGAAATGGAAAACAACGTAAACGAGGAAACTATCGATGTTGAAGTAACTGAAGAACAGGAAGTTGAAACTTTTATGGACAAAGCAAAATCTGGAGTTAAGAAATATTGGAAGCCAGCTATGAAAATCGTAGCAGGTGTTGCAGTAGGCTTAGCAGTGGGTTATGTTATGGGACATAAAAACGACGACAGTGTTTCAGAAACGATCAGCGATACAATCAAAGACGTTGCAGAATCTGATGGAGTTGAAGTAACTGAATTCTAAGGAATTTATATTCCCAGAAGGGAAGCACCTGTAACAAGGTGTTTCTCTTTTTGTTTTGGAGGAATGCCATGGATCATAGATATTTTTATGAAGGACCGGTGCTTGAGTTCAGTAGACTTGTTGCAGAGCATTGGAGAGGTGAAACTATAGCTTCGTCAGAACGAAAAGCTAGAAGTAACTTAGCTTACCAGTTCAAACACTGTCTCTTATACACATCTCCGAG